ACTATTGATTTTGGTAGGGATGGTGTTGCTGACCTTGGAGTTACTTCTTCTGACATTTGATATTACCTCGTACCTCTATTTAACTCATTGCATAGAGGCCAGCAGTTGGATCAGATCCGCCAACAGGTATTACGATTGGTGCTTGTGGTTTCTGTTTTTGTTGTGCCATGTCTCCCATAATTTGATTTCTGTTTATGATAATAGTTTGACTATCACTCCCTTCATATGAAGCATAATTTCTTAATGCATCTATTGCCTTTGACCCTTTTGCAGCATTGATATCACTCAATAATCCGGGGAATTGTCTTTCTATTGCTGCGGTAGAATCTGCATCCATGACAAACTCTCTACCCTTTTCACCAAGGATAGCTCCGTGTGCCATTGCTTTTGTAAATCCACCAAGATAATATGCAAGGTCTCCGTGTCCTGTCATGGCGACCCATTTACCAGAACTATCATAGATATTAGCACTCTTTCCGTACCCACTATAGAGAGCACCAACATCAATTTTTCCGCCCATTTCTGGTAGCAGAATTTCTGCACCCTCTGTCGATGGATGATACAAGTCTCTAATTCCAGTGCTAGGAATGTAGTAATCAAATGGTTTGAATCCTTCTGCTCTCATAAACGTAGAATGACTATGAGCTTTAATCGCTTCATTAAGTAAGAACTTCTTTCTATCTGGATCTAAATCTGAAGTGTATGCTTGTAATCTTGCTGGTCCTTGACCAGAGAATACTATCTCTCTATCCCTTGCTGCATATGCATCAGCCATTTTGTCCATCGCAGAAACCATTCCACCTATTCCTATACTTTGATGGAACTTGGTATCAACGTGATATGCTGCACCAGCACCAATTCTATCATAACCAGCAGGTCCGGTCTTCATACCCTTTCCAATAGCACCGGATACGCTTGCACCAGAACCCTCTCCAATTCCATCTTCATCAGTGCCGGTGACTGCTGGAGGCGCATCAGCACCTTTTGTAGAAGTATCAGGAGAATCACCACCAGTTATCATCTTAGTAATCGCTTCAAGATCTGGAAGTTTGGCACCGGCAGTATCCAACATTGACTTGAGACCACCAAGTCCTAATCCTTTTACTACCTCAGTTTCTTTCTCTTGAATTGCCGGGACAAAATCACGGGCAAACATATATGCATCAAGTGCCATTGATGCCGGTGATAGTCCAGCAAAATCAAATCCAGCAGAGACCGTTTCAATTAATGCACCGGTACTGTCTCCGGTTGCTAATCTATCATATGCAAACAGTAAATTAAATAGTCCACCAATGATTGGAATTGCTTTTGCACCAAGTTTTTTAAGTAGTCCTTGACTTCCCTCACCACCAAATTTTTTCAGAACCTTGGTAATATTATCAAATCCAGGTATTTTTTGAAGTTTATTTATTAATTTGTCACCAATACTTTTAACCTTTTTGATTATAGGATCAAGAAATGGTTTAAGTGGATCTAAAATTTTCTGTATGACTAATTTCTTTGCTCCCTCTGCTAGAGATGCAAGTTTGCTTTGAGCGGCTTTCATGCCAGCATCAAACTTTCCTTTCAACCTTTTTGCAGTTGCAGTTACTCTATCATATTGTTTCTGTGCAAACTTAGATGCATTTTTATATTGATCCTGTAAGAAGTTTCCTAACTTACCAAGGTTTCCACCAGATAAAAAGTTTAATCCACCACCAAGTGCTTTAACACCTCTGGTTGCAAGGTCTTTAGCACCAGATCCAAGGTCACTTAAACTCTGCCCAAGTCTACTAAAGAAACCTTGCTTTACTGGTGGTTTTTTGACTTTCCTTGCCTGTGCCACCGCTTGTGAAGTGTTTGCTCCACCGGCTCTTGCTTTATTAAATGCTTGTATCTGATCATCATCCAGACCCATACTTTTGAGTTTGGTTTCTGGTTTTGTTTTAGCACGGATCTTTCCGTCTGGATCAATTATCTCATTTGCTTTTACTTTTCTTGGTTTTCCAGTCTTTGGATCTATACCTTGCCCCGTCTTTGCCTTTCCTTTATTTTTATTCTTATTCTTATCACCAAACATATCAAAAGGATCAGTTGCTGCAACTCCTAATGCAATGATACCTATGAGATTAAATGCTGTATTGAGGTTCGACATGAACCCCTCAAAAGTTTTCTCAGCACCGTCTCCAAACTTATCACCAAGCCATCCCTTAGTTGCATCATAGGCATCTTGCCCCCACTTTAAGAATGTTCCTGCAGCATCAACCACACCAATAATTAAATCGGTAACCACCTCAAGTCCGGTTCCAATTGCATTTCCTATTGATTCTAGATCTACTTGTGGAAGAAAATCAACTAACTTCTGTAAGATAAAACCAGTAATGATGGACGTAATAAATTGCTTTATTCGATCAAAGAAACTAATCTTGGGAATCTGAAGTCCTCCCGCTTTCTTTTCTTCTCTTGTTTTTTTCTTTTCTAACTTCCCTTCTTGTTTCTGCCTTTTCTGCTTCTCAAGATTT